TAAAAATTCCTCTCATATAAAGAGATTTTTTATCACCTTCTTCCTTAACTGATTCGACTATGAGGTTCGCTCTGTCGAATGTTAAGTTCTCTCTAAGATACAAAGCCATTTATACCTTATCCTTTAAATTCTACGCTTGGTAGTGCGACGGCTTTCTGGAACCGCACTGCGCTCATTTGTACCACTAGCCTGTGTTTTAGTTGGCTTAGGAGCACTTTCACCTTTACCTGAACCGTTGCTAGCATCGCCACCAACTTTGTTCTTGAATGATCCAGCACCTTTAACTTCTGTTTCGCCTTTAGCGCCATAATTTGTTGGCTTCTTTGGGCTAGTAGGAACTGATTCTGAACTACCACTAAAATTAACTGGCTTTGATGCCATACCTTTTTGACCACTGTTAGCATCTACTGTACTTTTCTTTGATGAACCATCGGCGCCGTCAGTGTGTGTTACTGAAACCTTTTTTAATTCAACGGCTTCCATAACGTCACTTTCTTGGTCGTCTTTATCATCCATTTGACTACCAAATTCTTCTTCGTCACCACCGAATTCTTGTTCAAATTCAGCCATTAATTGGTCAAGTTTGTCTTCAAGATCAACAACACGATCTTCAAGTTCTTCTTCTTCGTATTCTTCACCTTCTTCATCACCGTCTAGTTCAACTTCATCGTCAAACTCATCTTCTTCACCATCAGTATCATAGTCGCCGTCCATTTCTTCATTATCCATGAATTCATCGTCGTCTTCCATCATTCCTTCCATTCCAATTTCTTCACTACCCATTTCATCAGAAACTTCGTCCATCATACCTGTTACTTCATCTTCACTAATTAATGATTCATAAATATCACGAGATTTTTCAACTACAATCTCATGAAATAATTGTTCTGCTCTTTCATTGTCTTCATTGATAATAAGATCAATAAGTTTTTCAAATTTTGCTGTAGACATTTAAAATCTCCTTATGTAAATGGCTTTGTATTAATATTTAGCGAATAGCCAAAAAAATAGCGTAATATGTACGCATTTTATGGGTTTTTTAAATATATAGTATAAATTTACAAACCGCCGCTCTCGGCTGGTGGGGCACCATATTGTTTTCTGATGTTTTTTAAATCAATCGCTCGTTCATAACTTTGAACTTCGTTCATTTTACGAATCTTGGATATCATACCAAGTGTTAATTTGGTTTTGCGTGACTCACCCCATTCTGGTTGAGATTTATCATCTTCAACATCTTGATATCCTTGAGGTGCATGTGAGTAAAATTCAAATAGCATCATGTTAATTAAAGTCCTTTATGTTATTTATCAAATTTGATAAATACTATTGTAGTTCGCGGTGATCAGACCCAACTACTCTAATGCTTATTAGGAGCAATCAGCATGATTATTTATCTAGTAGTCAAAACTCACAATAAAACCGGTTTAAAATACTTATGTCAGACAATAAGAGATCCATTTAAATATAAAGGATCAGGAACATATTGGAAACGACATCTTAGAGAACATGGCAATTCTCATTCTACTATAGTAATTAAAGAATGTTTAACAAAACAAGAACTCAAAGAATGGGGAATGTATTATAGTAAATTATGGAACATTGTTGATGATGTAGATTCATATAACAAAAAAACATGGGCCAATTTAAAACCGGAAGAAGGAGACGGTGGAGCGTCTGGAAAATATAGTTCATGTAAAAAACAAGAAGTAAAAAATAAAATTTCTAAAAGTTTAATAAATCTTGGAAATAATCATCCATCTAGAAATAGAACTTCAGAACAAACAAAAAATTTACGTGACAGAATGAGTGGGAATAATAATTTTGCAAAGAGAAAAGAAATTAGACAAAAAATATCAGAAAATAATCCAATGAAAAGAGAAGATCAAAAAGATAGACAAAGAGGAAGTAAAAATCCAGCTTATAATTCTACTCTATTTACTTTTAAACACAAAATTACAAATGAAGTCGTGACATACACATGTCATGATTTCTGTAAAATAATTTTATCAGATAACGATAGACCAAACATTTGCAAATTAATAAAAAACGAAGCAAAATCCGTAAAAGGTTGGATATTAATTTAAATTATACCGGAGGGGGAGTTGCCAATGCACCTGGACTGGCAGTTTGATCATTAGCACCAACTGGAGCAGTAACTTCTGGAGCTATACCTTCTTCTCCTTCACTATCACTTTCAATATTGTCGGCAGTTTCCAAATCACTATCAATATCACCAGTACTAATACCAACACTACGTAAATCAGAACCTTTAGCTTCTTGATCTTCTGGCTCAGATTTCTCTTCTTTCCATAATTTCTGATTTTCTTTGATTTCTTCTTGACTTAATCCCAAGAATCTTTCCATGGCAAATCTAATACTCATATATGGTAAAGCTGCCATAGTAGTAAATGTCTGAACTCTAGATGTATCCAATTCTGATTGACGATAACTAGCAAAGTTTTGTGGTGGAGTAAAGTGAATGTCAAACAATCCACTATCAATATTAAATCCTCTCCAACGCATAAACAATTTAAACTCTTCATTGAGTTTTTTGCTCATATAACCTTGTAATCGCTCACAATACTTATTGAATCTAAACTCTTGAATCATAGCGGTACCAACACGACCATCACTTAATGGTGTTGGATTATCTTCTGGACCAGTTGGCAAGTAGCTACTTGGAACACGTAAACCACGTGCCAATCTATTATTGAAGTAACGTAAGTCATCAATCTCACCCAAGTTTTGTCCACCGGGCATAAGTTCTACACTAGATCCACGACCATCGGCTGTTACTGGGAAGAAATAATCTTCATTTGTTGACAATGGATTGTAAGTAGCATCAACAATACTTTGACCACCTTGAATACTTGGAATTCTACGTTGATGAATTTCATCTTTAATACGATTGACAAATGCCATAGCCATATTACTTGGCATATTACCAACGTCAATCTTAAAAATTCTACGTTCTGGTGCTCGTTGAACACGATAGATCAGAACCGCATCTTCTAACAATTCTTTTTGTTTATAAACTTTGAAAATATTTTCTAATACACTTTGACCAAATGGCCAATAGCGATCTAGACCTTCTGTCAATGATAAGTGTACAACATGTTTGGCATCAATTGCCATTTCATTAACACCTAAACTAAAACGTGTACCTGTTGTACCATATGGTTCATTTGGTACAGTATATGAATATGGTGCACTATATCCAGCAGTTGGTGGTTGTGCTTGAAAATCTGTACTGGTCTTTTCTGCTACCGTTAGATTTTGTAAGTTTGGATTGATATCTTTAACTACATATTGTTCTGGTAATTTACCTGCACTTTCGTTTACAATAACTTTAACTACTTTAGTTGGATCAACCCAAAACAATTTGAATGTTTCTGGATCACGTAGAAATACTTGATCACCATATTTTACAGTGTTTCTAAATATTTTGAATGCTCTGACATCCATTTCATTTAATTTACACCATTGTTGTAATTGTTTACCAATCAACTCTACTTCAGTTTGTGTTGGTTCACCATTAAAGTGTATATCAAATGGAGTTTTGTTATGTTCATTTAACTGTGTAGAAAATTCACTTAAAATATCTAAACATCCATTGATTTCTGGATCACAATCCATCATTTCATATTGATTATATCGTTCAATACGATTTGGATGACCAGTATATACTTCTGGTAAACGACTTTGATAGTTTCTAAAGGCAAAATTATTATCCCAACCACCTGTTGGTGATTGATTCATACCAGCTCCGCCATTCCAAGAACCTTCGTTACTGTTGGCTCCTGAAATTGGACTTAGTGATCCGTGTTTATTAGTAAATTTTTTCTTGTATGACATATCTCATCTTCAATGTCTAGTATTTATCAATTAAGCCATTGTTGCTTGCATTTTCTTTTTAGTCATTGAGTTACTTGATTCTAGTAAATCAATTAAAAGAGCAAATTTATCATTAAGATTCATAGACATATTTTCTATATGTTTATTATCTTGAGTTGCAATATTCAATGATCCTGGTAATGATCTTTGAGAAACATTTGTTCCTTTGTCAGATTGATCGGATTCATTTGTATTTTGTACAATTCCACCGGTGTTAGCTGCAAAACCAGTATCAGATATTAATTCAGACTGAGGTGTGGCTGAGGGAGATTGCGGTAAATTATTTTTTGGAGCAACAGATGTTGCCGCAACAGTTGGTTTACTTGTTGAGCCAGTAGATGCACTGGAGTTTGTCGCAGATGATGTTACTGCCGATGCTGCTGTTGGAGCTGCAGGTGATGTTACTGTCGAAGCTACTGCAGTAGATGGAGTTATTTGAGTTGTTGATGAAGTTTTTGGTTGAGTTGGATTATTTTTTTGATATTCTTCTATCTGTAATCTAGTTGTTTCATCAAAATCATTTATATTTTTTCTTTTTTCTTCTATTTCATTGGCATAATTTTTTATTTTTAAATTATGTTCTTGTTTTTTCAATTCTGCTAATTTTTCGTCATACTTTTTTAAAAGTTTTTTTGATTCATCATCAACTGAAGTGCCCATATTAGTAATCAAAGATTCTAATATATCTTTTTCTGTTGGTGGTTTTAAATTTCTAATTTCTTTTTGAACACTGTTTAATTCTCGCTGAATTTCCAAAGATTTTGGTCCTCCTTTTCCAACCATCTTAGCTAATTCATCCATAAAATCTTTCATTGTATCGCTCATAACATTCATCAATGTTGCAACGGTTTCACTACTAGTAGCTAATTGTTCCATTCTAATACTAGTATCTCTCATGTATGTTTTAGTATCTGCGATTTCAGTATTTAAACCAGTAGATTCTGCTGCAATCTTTTTATTTTTATCTAATTGTTCCTCATATTGTTGTTTAGTTAATCCATCTTTTTCAGTGATGAATTTTTGCATTTGAGTGTATACTGCATATAATGGATTATCTGAATTTATTACGCCGACTGTTTTTTCTGCATAAGATACCATTCTTTTATACGTGTCAATCGTTTTTTGAACTGCCTGAAACTCGTCTATTTTTCCAGATGTTAAATCTTTTGTAAGATTCATCATATCGGTTCCTGCTGCTGCCATCTGACTAAAAAAATCCTTTTCAGCTTGAGTTCTTCCTATTCCAAAATTAGACAATCCTCCTAAAGTCATTTTTGCTAGTTCTGGACTAGATGCATTTAAAATATGTAAGAAATTTGTTACTGACTTTTTAACTGGTTCAGATAAATCTGTTCTTCCTTGTATACCAAATACATATTCAGCACTATCCATTAATTTTTTATTATATTCATCATGTTGTCTGATAGACATTCCAGTTAAATCTGCTAATGTTTTTAGCTCTAATGCATAATTTTCAGTTATTTTTACAGCATCATCGTCAATTTTAATTTGAGTGCCCTGATATCTTTGTCTTTGATTTAGTGCACTAATTTGAAATTCTGTAAAATCAGTTGCACTAATTCCTAATCTTTGCATTCGTTTTCTTGTTTCTCTACTATGAATTCCTAAGTCTTCAAGCTTAGCTCTACCGCCCGCAGCTGAACCTCCAAGTAAAGCGATATCTTTTGAACTTTTAGTGAACAATGTTTCCATTTCTGAAATACTCATTCCTAATGAAACTCCAGCTTTTTGCATATCAGTAAAACTAGAAACAACTCCATTCTGACTCATTTTTTCAAATGAAGCATATGCTTTATCCATTGATCTGATCAAATGAGCCGCAACAGCGCCAGTTGCTTCGGAAGCTGCTCCAAAAAATGCTCCAATTGGACCAAATATTCCCAAAAAATTTCCCATAGTGCTAGAAACTAACTCTACAATTGCCGCTAATGGTTCAAAGCTTGAGCCGCTATTCAATAAACTTTTAGTGAATGTCCCAAACTGAGCAGTTGCGTTTTTGGTAACTCCCTTAAGTTTTTTAAGCATTTCGGCCGATTCTTCTTCTTCCGCTGCAACTTTTGCAGCATTTGATGTTAAAATCAGATTGGTGTTAGAATTTTTTAATAAAATTTTATTAAAACTAGATAACTCACTAATAGTTTGTTCTAATTCTGAATTAAAATTGTCAATTGTGGACATATTATTTTCTCATAAAGATTAAGAGGATTTCATTCTTTCTTGTAATGATATTTTATCATTCATTAAATTTATCATTTCATCAACGTTTGAGTCAATCATACTAATTAAATTAGCTAATAATTTGTCAGATTGTTTTTGTTTTTTACCATAAAACATATTACTATTACCATCATTATCAGGTATAATCATCATTCGTTCACGACCATGTAATTCAATTAGATACCCAGTACTTGGACCATCAAATATACCACCAGTTCTGGCGGTTACTTCTGCATGTATGTGACCGCCAGTCGCTTGGCTAGATGGGTCATTATATTCATCTATTGCTTTTGAAGCACCTGAATTTTTTAAGAAATCAGTTATTTCTTTACTCATTGCTTTTGATATTTTTCCTCCTCTTGGTACTCCCTGTAAGGTGTAATCAAATGCCAATCCATCTTTATGTGCTGTAGTGCCTCGTTTCATTGTATCATTGAATGCGCTAAATGTTCCACCAGGATACATATTTTGAAATTTTCTGGCAAGAGCAATTATGTTGTTACTCGCTGATCCACCGGCAATTGCTTCTCCTGGATATTTACCACCTATATTCAATCCTTGATAGTCTTTTGAGTTGGCAGCCTGACCATTCTGATTATTTTCGTTTTCTTTTGAAATTGCGCTAGAATATATTGAACTTAATTTTTTAGCATAATCTGGATCAGTTGCATATCCAGATTTACCCTGAGCAGCTATAGCCTCTGATGCAGTTTTTGCCGCCACCACATCTTTATATCTGGAGTTTGAAGTAAGTAATCTTACATAATCTGCTGCAGATTCATTCATATTACTATAAGTCATAAATGGCTGGTTTATAGTTACCATTTTACCATTAATAAATTCTTGAGTAGATTGAGAATTCTTTCTTTTTCCACTAAAATCTTTTATACCAAAATAGTTATTTCCACCACCTAAACTCTTACCATATCCTGTTTCTAAAGCTGATTGTGTTGCTCCCAACATTGCAATAGCTTCAGGATTTGGAACTCCAGCTTTTTTTGCTTCTGAATATATTGCAGTATATATATTTTGAAAAAATTCTTTTTGAGGACCCTTAAATGACGGTGATCCGCCAGATTGAGATGAGGATGATGAATTAGGTCGCGATCTTTCCGCCTCGGTTTTATATCCTTTTAGTATTTCAAGTTCTAATTTTTTTGCAGCAAGTTCTTTTTCTCTTTTTTCCAAATTTCTAAGATTAATATTTTCTAATATAATTAAATTTTTAGTATCTTCTATTTCTTTTTTATCAGATTTGTCTACAAAATAACCGCTTTTTCCAGCTGCTTTTCTAGCATTTATTTTTTCTTGAGCTTTAATTTGTCTTTTATTATATTCAGCCAACTCGGTAATTGAATCTGTTATTTTGTCTCGTACATTATCTTGATCTTCCATTACAATTAAAAGTTCAGGTATATTTTTTCCAACTTGATTAAAAACCCCTTTGATTAATGAATTCATTGCCTTAGATATTAATCTCATTGATTTAGTAACCAATGGAATACTCATTGACAATCTTTGAATTGTCAAATTGTTGTCACCCATGTCAATTCTAGCTCTAGCTAAAGCTTCATCTGTTGTGGTTGGTGGTTTAGTTTTACCCGCCTGAATCATATCTTCTATATCTTTTTGATTTAATTTGGCAAATTGAGCACCTTTACGTAGTTCAACTGCAACTTTACTATCTAGTGTATCACCGGCCATCATTGCTTGATTCCCTATAACCTGTACATTTTTTACATTGGTTCTTTTCATGGTATCTACTACATTATTAACTTGACCCAATGGGGAATTAATATGTTTTTGTAAATCTGCTAGAATATCTATGCCAAGTCTACCATAGTGTTGTCTGACAACATCAGCCTCATCTGATGTTGCAATGACTCCTTGTTTAAGACCAACCATTAAATCTCTAATACCTTTTTCAGTGATTGGTCCAAATGCAAATTTAGTTACTTCAAGTAATTTGTTATCTGCTAGATTTTGTTCTATAGTTCGTTTTCCTACAAATATTCTATAACTAGCCTCTTCTTGTCTGGCATCAATTTCTTTTTGAACTTCTTCTCTTCGTTCACCAGTCATTATACTTATATCAGTAATATTGTTTAAATATTGTTTAAATCTTTCAATATGTTTTGCATCAAATTTTTGTCGTTCTCCGGTAATTTTTCTTTCATAATCCATATACTTTATCTGACTTGCAGCTAATTCTTTAGTCGTAATTCCAAGTAATTGAAAATCTACTCGTGAAGTTAATAATGATCCTGATAATTTTTTAAATTCTTGAATCCCGTTAAATGCAGTACCACTCCAAGAAGATAATATTTGACCTTGTCCTTCAAGAAGTTCAGATAAATCATTTATTGTAATCATTGTAGATGATGATATATCATCTATTTCATCAAAACTACTTACTAAACCACTTTGACTAAGTTTTTCAAATCCAGTATATGTTTTCTCAAATGTTTCAATAGTTGTATTGGCAACTTTTCCCGCAAGTTTAATTGCCTGACCAACAGCTTTACCAACACTACCAAATTTACTAGCCATACCACTAGCTAGTGATGTTAGTAATGTTATTGTTTTTGTTAACGGACCAAAACTACTAGAACCAGTAGTTAAACTTTTTCCAATACCAATTAACTCTTGTCCAAATTTCTCTCCAGAATCAATTAATTTCGCTAATTTTTTCTCTTGATCTTTTTCTTCATTGATTAGTTTTTGTTGACCACGTTCATAACTTGTCATTCCAGCAGTATTCAAACGAAGTATATCGTTGAAAGACTTTAAATTATCAATATTGATGTTATCTAAATTATTATTGGCCATTTTTGCTCACTAAATAGTGTCTGAATCAGTGCACTTATAAGTATTTATTCTACTATTTTTATCGTTAAAAAGGAACCAAAATGTTAGCCAATAACCCATTAAAACAGTATTTTCGCCGCCCATGTTTATATTTCAAACTTCCAAGTGAAGGGAAATATTATTTGCCAGGAGTTGTAGATATTCCGATAAATGGAGAATTGCCTGTTTATCCAATGACCGCTATTGATGAAATGACTATTAGAACACCAGATGGATTATTTAATGGTGCGGCTGTTATTGAATTGATTAAAAGTTGTATTCCAAATGTGTTAGATCCATGGAAATTAAATAACGTTGACTTAGATGCCGTACTAATAGCTATTAGAGCCGCTGCAAATAATGGTAAAATGTCTATAGATTCAGAATGTCCATCATGTAATGAAAAAACTGAATATGATATTGATTTGATGCCAATGTTGGCAGATATGAAAGATGTAAACTACAATCAAGTATTAAAAATTAGAGAATTAGAAATAAAATTTAAACCATTAACATTTGAAGATACCAATAAAAATGGATTAGATCAAATGGATATTCAAAGAGCATTAATGAATTTGGATTCTTATTCAGATGAAGAAAAACAAATTGCAATGAATAATACACTTAAAAAATTAAATGATATGGTTATAAAAGTTATATCTGATACCATTGATTATATTAGAACTCCAGAATTAACAGTTACAGAAAAAGAATATATTATTGAATTTTTAAATAACTGTGATAGAGAAACTAATAACACAATTAAAGATTATAGTATAAAATTACGAGAGGCAAGTGAACTTAAACCAATTAATGTTCATTGTCCTCAATGTCAACATGAATATCAACAAAAAATTGTATTAAATGTTACGGATTTTTTCGCCTAAGGCTTCTTAATCTTAATCCTGACGAGATTAGGAAGCTGACAGATGATATGGAAAAGGAACGTTGGAATATATCCTTCAATGCACAAAAATTGGCTTGGTATATGCGAGGTGGCATTGATTACGTTGATATCTTAAATATGAGTCATATGGAAATTGACAATCTAAATGTTATCATTGATGAACATATGGAAACTACTAAGAAAACTAAATTACCATTCTTTTAATACAAATGGATGAACTAGTTCATCCGCCAGTGACCTATCGGTACACTGGCATTTTCTTTTATGTCTTTGAAATTATATACGTAAAAGATGTTTTGTGTCACTGCTAGCGAGTGATAACGAGCGATGTGACACAATACGGGTTGTTGAGCGTAGCGATACAACCCATTACTTAGATATCTATATAAGTAAAATTATTTAACTCACTGAATAAATTACAATCACCCCCCTCTTTTTCTTCTATTAAACCAGATATTTTCTCTGGGGGAAGAACGTTCGCCGAAGCACCGATAAAACCCTACTACAATTTGTCATTGATCTGTTGACGCAGTAAAATTCCTTCCGAGAGGATGGTTACGTTTAGAGACTAGTTGCGCTTAGTATTGTCCACGCTTTGGTCTTACTCCACAGACAGTGGTCGGATTGTCTGTAACGTTTCTAGTTATATTAGACAGGTAATTGTTTGACCTGTGGGCTACATGATGTTTCATGTGCCTTGCTCTGTTTAGTGTAGTTTTAGATTGTGTTTAAAGTGTTGTTAGACTTGATGTCAGTTGAGTATTTTGTAGATTGTTGATTAGATGAGAGTAGTTTGACCAAATATCCATATCTCTGAAAAAATGGTTCAAACGAGTATATATTCCAAGCACCATATACTCTAGTTGAATAGGTTACATGATTTAAATCCATCCATATCCCAGTTTGTTGTTTCTGATGATGTAGAATAGCGGTCTTGGATTGTACTGCTACATAGCGACCTTTACGATTAAACTTCATTAATAAGATATTGAAATCATCTGGATCACTAGCGGTCATCAATTGATCTATCCACGTTTCTAATTGTTTGGATTCGTCAAATAGTTGATGAAATTGAAAATCAGCATAAAACTTACATTCACAATTGAACAATGGAAAACTTTGACCAGGAATAATATCTCCTTTGAAGTTTCTAATTTGTCCTTCATGTAATATTTGTTTACGATGACTATTAGTGCCACCAGTATAAGCTCCAGAACCAGGCGCTCTCATGAAGTTCTCTCCATATAACTCTGAGAGAAATTTGGATACTTCACGTTCAAACCCGCTTCCTTTGTTTTTACTTTTACTTGGCATGGTAATACTTATCTCTTTATTGTTAAATTTAAATATTTTATACTGTTGTTTCTGTAGTAGTTTCATATGATGTGAAACCACCTTCTTTAATAACTTTAAGTACGCTAGACACTCTATTTGTTAGTTCATCTCTATGTGATACAAGCCAAACTGATTTGTTACGTCTACGTGCCATATCTTTGAGTAGTGCAATACTGTTTTCAACACCAATAGTATCTAAACCATTATCAATCAACTCATCAACAAATAATACATTGATAGGACTGTATAATGATTCGTATACATCTCTGAATGAAAAGGATAGCCCAAGGATCAGTCTATTACGCTCACCACGACTTAGATTATCAAAGTCTAACTCACGTCCTAGCTCAGTGATTTCAACTGTTAAATCATTCTGAAATACAACTGTATGTGGTAAACCCATGGAATCCAAATAAAATGATAGACGACTGTTCAAATAAGTTAAATTTTGTTCAATAATCTTTTTACGAACAAAAGATTTTTTGCTTGTCAATAAGTCTAACAAGTATTCCTGATGTTGCATAAGTCTAGTCAATTCATTAATATGATCAAATGATACAGTTTGAATGGCTTCACGTTCCATTTCAGAGATTTGATCTATATATGGATCAGTTTCGTCATGTTTGTTGGAAATTTGATCCAACAAACTCTCAACACGACTACTATGTTTGATAGCCTCTGATTCAGTCTTATAGTGTGTGACTGGTTCTTCACCACATACAATCTCGCTCTCAGAAATATCCATGATCTGTAGAATGTATGGGTCTTCCGCTTGACGCAAGTTCTCAATCTCTATCTTTAAGTTTATGACTGTGTAGCTATGTTTAATGGCTTCACTCTCTGTCTTGTAGTGTGGAACTGGCTTGTCATTAAGTTCAACAATCAATTCTTCTACTCTTTTTAATTCATCTAACAATTGATGTTCACGATCTACTGATGAATCATATGCTTCGTTCTTTGCCAGCAATACCGCACTGTGACTGTTATCATGAAAATCTTGACCACAAGCATAGCATTTGTTCTCATTGAGCGTCATCATCTCTTTGCCTAGTTTCAAAGTGATATTTGATTGTTTGATCGTCTCGTTGTGAATACGGTCTATTTCTTTTTTTAACGCTGTCTGTTCAACGTTCTGTTGATTGTACACAGCAAGGTCTTTATGAGATTGTAACTCCATCTCAATATCAATTGCATTCAAGACTTCAAGTCTCTCTCCTAACGCTTTGATATCATTGACTCGTGTTTGCTTCCATATCTTTTGTTTTGCAACAAGATTGTCGTAATTATTTTTTTTCTCTAAACAAGATAGATAAATGGAACGATCTTTATGTGACTGTAGTTCAACAATAATATCAATCTTGCTTAATTCATCGTATTCGTTGACCAGTTTGTTCAAATCTTCATCATGCTTTGTTTGCCATAAACGTTGACGGCGTTTGAGATTCTCAATCTGCTCGCCAATTCGTTTATTGGCTTCTTCAAGCGCACGTATACGATACTCTTCTTGTTGAATATCATCTTTGGTCTGTTTGTTCAGTATCTTAATGGCATCAGCCTTTTCAGATAAGATAGTAACACCCAATAACTGTTCAATGATAACACGTTGATCATTGGCTTTGAGTGATAGAAATGGTTCATTATAAGTATTCAGACCAACAATGTGTCTAAACATGTCACTACTCATATGTAAGACCTTTTCAATAGCGTCCTGAGTTTCACGACTGTCACCTTGACTATCATTGGTCTCTTCACTAGCCATTTCTTGATCATTTACATAAAATTTCAAAAATGTAGGTTTACGTCCACGTTCAATTCGGTACTCAATATCATCAACTGAGAATGACAATGTAACAACCATGGCTTTACCATTGGTTCTGTTAATCAAATTGTCTTTCTTGATATTATTGATACCGCCACCAAACAAGGAATATGATAATCCCTGTAAGATACTGGTTTTACCAGTACCATTCTTAGCACCATCGCCGCCCAAGTCTAGATTTTCACCTAGAATCAATGTTAGGTCTTGATTATTGAAATTAACTGTTTGGGTAATCGCCCCAATAGATAGAAAATTCTTAAGAGTTAATACGCCTAGTGTAATCATATGTTTCTATAAATGTCTAATAATAACTTCTTGTCAAATGTCCCTACTTCCAAACTTTCAATTTGTGTTTGAATAATTGTATCTACACTTTCAAATTGAGTATTTGTATTATCTGGATTATTGTCTGTAAAATCTCGTTTGATTGGTATTAATGTAAGTTCTCTAAGATGATGTTCTGGCATTAGTTTTTCACGAATGAAACTTGCCTCTTCAAATGAGATATCAATATCTAAATTGATTTTAACATAACTATCAGGTAATAACAAGCCAGCTGGATCATCAAGTACATCACTTAAATTATATACACGATATTTGGGAGCATTAGGCCAACCAAAATACATTGGTTCTTTGTCCCATTCTAACATCATCATACCACGTTTATCATCACCAGCATCACTATAGTTATGAGGGAAAGCATTTCCAATATAAGTAATGTTATTTTTCTTTTGACGTTTATGAAAGTGACCACTGAATACGGCTTCATATCCATGTAAATGTTCACTTTGAATTTCTTTATAATCTGGCATTTGAATCATGGCATTCATAAAGAAATTTGGAAGTTCTAGATGAGAGAATACATATTTCCCTTTCATCTTTTTAAGACGTTTCCATTCATCTCCAACGATCCACGGAATGATAGATACATCTCCCTGTGTGAACCATTCATCTATAATAATGACATTTGGAAGATGTTTTGCCCATTCTACTGAATGAGTATCTCTTTTATCTCTATAAAACATATCGTGATTACCCACGATAAAGTATATTTTATCAAATGCCGCACTTAACTTTTCAAGACCTCTAAGACTAAACTGTAGAGTTTGAATGTTAATAGCGGCACGATTGTGATGCCAATCACCTAGAAAGAAACAGGTTTCACAGTTTTGTTTTTTAGCAGTTTCAATAAACCAATCAACAAAGTTTGTACAATCCGTATTATGTTGTATTGAATTGTTTTTCAAACCCCAATGTATATCAGTGAATGCAGCTGCTTTTTTAAATAAATTTGTCATCTAGTGATTATACAGTATGAAAATTGATTAATCAATATTTTCGGAGTGATTAACCAATATTACGTCTTTTTTCTCTTTCGCTATCTAAACTATGTTGACGAGTGAAACTGGGATTTAACCCATTAGATTCCAAAATATCATCTCTAATGTTTTGAACACGTTTTTCTGTATTAAGAACACGACAGAAACTATTAGTAATAGCGGCTGTATAGTAGGCAAATGGATTTTGTGATTTAGCTTCATTGAAACGTAAACCAACGTATGTTAATTGTAAAATGGCTGCCCCACGCATTTCATCTACATAGGTATAACCACGCCAATTGAATCTTAATGAATACTTTTCACATAGTTTCAAGTACATGTTAGCCAATTTATTTGTAATTTGGCCATGATCTTTTGAAAAATCTCCAGTTTTCAAATCACCAATCCAATGACTTTTACCAACACAAACTAGTGAATTTTTATCATTGATTTTGAAATGTTGAAATGGAGGGAAGTTTAAACGAACGTGAACCATATTATCTAGACCCATTTCTTTTGCTAAACCTTTGTCTTCCAAATCTTCAAATAGAATATCTTCTGTTGGTTCAAAATCAAAGATTTCTTTTGCTGATTTTGGTTTGGAATTCTTTCTTGGTTGTTTTGGAGCCACTGGTATATGATCCCAAGTCATGACTCTAAAGACCAAATCTGTAGTTTTAATGGTTTCTGGATCAATTTTTTCTGTTTTGATCTTGACACCATCTGGACCAACTACTTGGCTCAGTCTTGCGGCACGATTTTCTTTAGCTTTTTGAATAGTTTCTGGTTTACTGGTATATTCTAAACTACGTTCTAGATTATTATTATCTTCGTAGTCTACAATAAAGTCATATTGATGATCATCTGGTATTTCAAATTGACAATATGAATTTTTACTTGAATGTATTTCTTTTAAAATATCTTTATTGTTTAGATAGTTCTTTTTTGCTGGGGTTTTTATTGGGATCATATGCTCTTTAAGGTTAATATGTTGCAATTATACAACGTAATGTTGTGTAAGTCAAGTGAATTTGGAAGATTGGTGAAAAAATACGACTATTATTCTACGCTAAATAGTAGTAGAGGTATTCTATTTAGGGTAATACCGGAGACAACTATATGGCCACATCACCGACCGAAAAAACTGCACAATACTTGAAATTTAAAACAGATGCTCAGGCTGCTAATGATGCTCGCAATAATATTGTAAATAGTGACAAATATAAAGAACTTACGACTCAAGTAAAGATTCAAGAAGAGGCCGAGAAACTTGCATATGAAAAAGCAGATGCTCTACAAAAATCAAATGCATCTGTAGAAGAAACTTATCAGGCAAGAGTTGCGTTGCAACAGGCTACTGATGCTCTTAAGGTCACAAGAAGTGAATTGGATCCTTTAAATAGTCAAGCAACGGATTTAAGTGTACAGTCTTTTAATTTTAATCTGGCTGCCAGACAAGTTCAACAGTCTCCGCAAACTACTAGTCCTCTTCCAACAGAACAACAAGTAGAGGCTGAGGCAAAAGAAGCAGGATCTGCAGCCGCAAAACAGCCAAGTCCAAATCCAGCGCCAGTTCTTACTTCAATACCCACGGAATCTAATATTGTTCCAACATTAGATACTCCTGTACCAGCAGACAGTCTAGCAGCCGGTGGACCCACAGCGGAACCTACTAAAACAACACCGAACGACGAACCAGTATTTGTATTCAATCAACGTCAATTAAATTTTTTGGAATCATATAATCAAAGTTTAATTGATGGTGGAAATCCACAACTTATTATTTCTGATTTGACCAGTACCGAAGCACTAAATCTATTAGCAGAACAAGGATTGATTCAATCAGATGAAGACTCTCCGACTGATCAACAACCAACTGAAGGGTATACTACAGATGGAGGACTTGTAGTAAATATACGAGGAGTTGGACAACGAGAAATTGTTGAATACGAAGAATTTCAGTCTGTTGATCCTGGTTTTGAATCTGGTTTTCCAGAAGAACAAATAACAGTTGACAGTTCAGATAGATATGTAGCTACATTAGATTTAACTGCAACTGATGATCCACTTGGAGATAAAATAGCAGAACTTCAGGCTGGTCAGAATACTGGTACATCTACGTTACCAACTAGAAATCAACAATCTGGTATAGGATCACCAAAAGATTGGCGTTTTAGAATAAGTTTGGCTCCGGGAGCAACTTATTTGTATAAAGATTCAAGTCCAGGAATATTAAAACCTTTAATGGCCACAAATGGAGTTATTTTTCCATATAGTCCACAGATAAATCTTGCATATACTGCTAATTATAATGCGACTGATTTAGTTCATACTAACTATAAAGTTTATAATTATAAAAATAGTAGCGTTGAAAATATTAGTATAACTGGAGATTTTACAGTTCAAGACAGCGCAGAAGCAAATTATGTATTAGCAGTAATACATTTTTTTAGATCAGTTACTAAGATGTTTTATGGTCAAGATCAAAATCCAGCTAGAGGAGTTCCACCACCATTGTGTTACTTAACTGGATTTGGACAATATCAATTTGATATGCATCCAGTGGCTATTACCAGTTTTACTTATACTTTTCCAAATGATGTAGATTATGTTAATGCTTATCCGACAAACAATAGTGTATCTATTGGTGGACAAAACATGGCACCATATATGCCTCAAATAGCAAGTTTTTTTAGTCCATTAGATAGATTACGAACATTGGCTGGTAATATTGGAAAAGGTGGATTACCTCCTCCTCCGACATTTGTTACTAGTAAAAATATTAATGAAGTAACAAGAGTACCAGCAAAAATCACTATTCAACTATCTTGTATACCTATTGTATCTAGAAATACAATGAGTAATCAATTTAGTTTAAAACAGTATGCAAATGGTTCGTTATTAAAAGGAACTGCAAACTTTTCACGCACTGGCGGAGGACTTTGGTAATGTTATATCCACAAACTAGCCCGTATTTCAATTCAGATATTGTCAATGGAATATTTTTAGATGTAATGATAAACAGACCTATACCATCAGATCCAACTGATGTTTATTGGGAAATTACTTCAATCTATAATTTAAGACCTGATTTATTAGCCAGTGATCTTTATAATGATAGTAGATTGTGGTGGGTGTTTGCTCAAAGAAATCCAAATAAATTAAAAGACCCATTGTTTGATTTTGTTCAGGGTGTATTTATTTACATTCCTAAACAAGATGTAATTGTTGCTTCATTAGGATTATAATATGACCTTTAATTCAAATAAGTCATCCGATGACAGTGCTCCATCGGGTACGAATGCGGCCCCATCCTCAACTTCAGGTCAAAGTAATACATCCAGTACACAAAATACAGGACAAAAATCAACTAATAGTGCTGGTTCTGATTTTTCTAACAATCGCACTGATAATCCACTTAATAATTTTAGTAGTTATACATATTCAATTGTATTATATGCTATTAGTCCAGAAGACGCTAATACATATGCAGAAACAGGACAAACTCCAACAGACAGATCAAAATATTATATTGTTGCTCAATCAGGAGGAATAAGTTCCGCTGATAGTCGTGCCATAACTAGTAGTGGCAATCCAGGCCCAAATCAAATGGGATTAGATTATTTTATTGATTCATTGGAATTCAAAACAACTATTCCTAATACTGCAGCAACCTCTGTTGCTCAAGGGTCTAGAATTAAATTAAAAATTATAGAACCATATGGATTTAATTTTACTGAAGAATTGAAAAAATTGGCGTTAAAAATTTCAAAAAAAAGTCCATTGATGAAAGGAGTTACTGAAGATAACTTTAATCATAGACTTATGCGTTATATTTTAGGTATTAGATATTATGGTTATGATACACAAGGAAATTTGGTAACATCTAAGAGCGGATTTGTAAAAAACTATAGCAATGGATTTTCTGATGACAATAGTGTAATAGAACGTTATGTTGTTGTTGCCATAAATGATTTTAAGTTTAAAGTAAATGGAAATTCAACTACATATAATATTGAATTACAAGAAGCTGCACCTCAAGCTTCTCTGGGAACTATAATCGGAGTAACTCAAAATCCCCTAAATATTAATGGTTCAACTGTAGGTGAAGTTCTTATGGGATCAAAAGGTCCAAACTCTAAATCTTTAGTGTCAGAACTCAATAGTCAGACTAAAAAATTAACAGAATCTTCAAATAAAACTGAACAGTCACATACTTATGAAATAGAATTCTTGGACGAAAAAAATAAATCTGATCCAAATGGTCTGATAGCTACGGCAAAATTGTCAGAATCTGATGCTAAAACTAATACTGGATCAGGTGCTTCATCAAATACATCTAAATCAAACATTGCGGAACAGTTTAAGCAACAAACTTTTAATAGTAATATAAAATCGGTTGGTTTCAAAGGTGGAACTGAGATTGTACAAATCATTGATGATATTATATCTAAAAGTAGTTATGTTTCAAATGCTTTAAAAGTATTAAACAATGAAAAACCAGAAACTGGCAGTGTTAAAAATACATCAAAACAAGAATTTAAATGGTTTAGTATAAATCCAATTGTTACAACTAAGTCATTTGAAAAAAAGACAAATTATTGGACTTTTAATATAAAATATCAAATAAAACCATATATTATATATTATATTAAGTCAAATAACGTTACAAATTTTTGTAAATTTAATGGTGCACACAAAGTTTATAACTATTTTTTAACTGGAGAAAATACTCAAGTTTTAAATTATGAACTTAGTTACAATGCATTATATTTTATTCCAGAAAGTTCAACTCTTAATCAGACTGGGTATGCAATTACGGAATCTAATACTAGTTTAGCTAAACAACCAATACCAAGCGCAAATCAAGGTGGTTCACAAAGTGGTACAGGGGGAGTTGGAATTAATAATGAAACTGTTCCGCAAGAAAACGTAAGAGCACAATTATATAGTCCAAATGATGCTTATAAAGTTACAATGAAAATTATGGGTGATCCGGATTGGATTTTAACAAGCACTGGAATTAATGCTGTTGCTCAATCTAGATTTAAAGCAAATCCAAAAGTAAAATCATTAAGTGGTACAGCAGCTGATTTGGGACCAACAATGTTTGATGGACAATTACTAGTTCAAGTTATATTTAATACTGCTAATGATTATTTAAATACTGGATTAATGGATGTAAGCGATCAAGTATTGACAATGAGCCCAGGAACAAGAAATTTTAATATTAAAGGTACAATTTTTACAGTATCGCATGTGACATCTTTATTTTTAAAAGGATCATTTACTCAAACATTAGAGATGCAAGTTGTCCCGTCAAATTTATTAGTTACCGAAAACTCAAATTCTTCCGCCGATGGTAGAGAATCTTCTACAACACCAAGTGGTACTAATACTGGTACTGATGGTACGACTAGACCAACATTATCTACTGGTGATTTTATAGCGGCTGATGCGAGAGCAACCACAGATGCGTCTTTGATAGAATCACAAAGTCAATTGGCACAAAATTCTCCCTCAAACAATTCTCAGGGCGTCATAGTTACTGGACAACTTGGTAGACAAGAATTTGCAAGTGATGATAGAACTTTCACGGCTCGCAATAATAGAGCTGCACTTGATGCGCCAAATACAGATAATACGCCTTACGATTATGCAGCCTCAGCTGCCTCGGCGCGAGCAGCAGAAAAAGAAGGACTTGGAGTTACTGCTGACGGTACTCCATGGAGACTTAGATAAAGATATAAAATGAAGACTTTCTGGCAAAAAGTGATAATTACAAATAATGGTAAATAGGAAAATAAAATGGCAATAGATGCACCAAAAGAAGGCACCCCAGCAAACTTTGAAAGTGATCGTGGCGGACAATCAACTTTAATTAAAGAACCAGTTATTGGAATTGTTAAGAACAATGTTGATCCCACTCATAGTGGGGCAGTATACGTATATATTGCAAAACTAAGTTCATCTAGTTCACCAAATGATGGAGGAAGTTGGATTAAAGTTAACTATCTTAGCCCATTTTGTGGTTTATCAGGAGTAAGTGGAGTAGCAGGATCAGGATCAACAACCGATGGATATGGTAAATTCGTAGGAAATCCTCAGAGTTATGGATTCTGGGCAAGTGCACCAGATATAGGAACTCAAGTTCTTTGTATATTCATTAATGGTGAACCAGAACAGGGTTATTATATAGGATGTATACCTCAAATTGGTTTATTAAGTATGACTCCAGCTATAGGTAGTAGTAAAGTAATTGTTCCTAATGATGGAGAAGCTAAAACATATGGAGGAGCTGACAGATTACCAACTGGAGAAGTAAACTCTACTAATCCCAATCTTGCTAATAGCGGTACGATAGTAACTGATCCTAAACCAGTTCATAGTTATCAAGCTGCAATTTTATTTCAACAAGGTCTAATCAGAGACAATGCACGCGGAGTTATTAGTAGTAGTGCTCAACGAGAAACTCCGAGTAGAGTATTTGGTATGAGCACTCCGGGCGGTCCGATATTTCAAGGAGGTTATAATAATAGTAATATCAAAGCCGCAGCCACTGGATCAACTGACCCTAGTAAACTAACAATGATTGGCAGAACCGGTGGACATAGTTTTGTTATGGACGATGGTGATTTACAGGGACAAGATCAATTAACAAGAATCAGAACATCTAGCGGTCATATGATAATGATGAATGATAGTTCTCAATCATTGTTTATCATTCATGCTAATGGTCAAAGTTGGATAGAATTGGGTAAAGAAGGTACAGTTGATATGTATGCTAGTAACTCAGTTAATATCAGAACTCAAGGTGATCTTAACTTACATGCAGATCGTGATTTGAATTTACATGCTGATAGAAACTTTACATTGTATGGTAAAAATCTAAACATGGAATCTGATAATGATATGAATATCAGAAGTGGTGCCAATTTTAGTCAATATGCTAGCACAAGTTATACAGTTAAAAGCGGTAGTGATTTGGCATTGTTTGGTGGTGGTTCTACTAGTTTGGCTGGTAGTGGATCCACATACATAAATGGAAAAAAGATATATTTAAATAGTGGCAATAGTGGTACAACACCGGCTGAGGTACCAGTAATACCAAAAGTTAATCACCCAGATACAACTTATAGTACAGAAAAAGGATGGATGTATCCAAGTCCACACGCTTTACTATCTGTTACTAGTAGAGCGCCAACTCATATGCCTTGGATTGCAAGCGGAAAAGGTGTAGATGTTAGTGTTTCTAGTAGTACTAATAGTAGTCTGCCAACAACTACACCGGCAGTAGCACAAGTAAATAACGAAAGTGCTAGTGTTCCAACTCGTCCTACAAATCCTGCAACTATCAATACAGTAACTACACCAACTGGATTTGATAATTCAGTAGAAGGTATTAATGCACAGACATTAAGAGCTCTAGTTGGTCAAAATGCTGAGTCTAATAGCACAAAGGCTGCCGGCGGGCCACCAGCACGAGCAATTAAAGGAACTGGAACATCAGCAACTGTATCACCAGTTTCATTAATGTTTGGATTAAATTTAACAATAACTGAAGGTGATATTACAGTTACACCTTACTCTGCACCTGCAGATACTAAACGTGGTGAAGGAATTCTTGATGGACCAGGAGGATTGACATTAGAACAAGCTTGTGGACCTGGTATGGCAATAAAACCAGGTTCAAAAGATTTACTTCAAACAAGATTGGCTCAAGGTATGCCAATGGATAAAGCAATACAAGGTTTAGTAACTGGTAATCTTGGTGCCACTGATCCTATTAAATTGTTAACTGATGGTAAAGTTCAAACTCAAATTATTGCTGGCAGTCTCAATAATGCCGCTAATAGTTTGGTAAATTCTGGAATATTAACTGGTGCAGAATCTGCAGGTCAGGCAGGAGGATTAGTATTAGCTGCTTCTAATTTTGGTGTTAACGCTGTTACGGGAGTAGTTAATGGAGTTCTAGGAACAGTTACTGGAATTGCACAAGGAGTCACTAATGTGGTAACTGGAACAATTGGTGCAGTAACCAACATTGCAAGTGGAATTTCATCAGGTGTCAGTAAAATATCAGACATGATGGCCGGAGGTAAATTTGCAGGTCAACTAAGTGATAGTATCAGTAATGGAGTTACTGGATTAGCCAATAGTATTAAAGGTGCAATTTCAACTAGTGTTGATAGTTTAGGTAAAAGTTTGGCTGGTTTAGTGACTGGACTAGAAAGTACATTAAGAGGCGCTTTTAAAACGGTAGAAGCTTCATTTAAGAATCTTACTGCTAATACTCCAAATATATTAGGTGGTAAAGGTAATGCAAGTAGTGTCACTGATTTGACAACTCCAGGAGCAAAATATCAATCTTCACAGGCGGCATTGGATATTGCACAATCTAAATTTGATGATGCTAGAACTGCATATAGAAATAATCCAGATGATATAAATTCAATTGCATTAAGCTCAGCTGAATCGGCATTATCAGATGCTAGAAAGAAAACAGCCGGTGCATCATTAGATATTATAACTGGTGGTGTAGATTCTGTTATATCTGGAGTTAGTAATGTGGTCAAATCTGCCACCTCTACAGTTTCTAATTTATTTACTGGTCCTGCAACCACGCTTAATAGCGGAATCAATGCATTGCCTGGAGGTTCTGGGTCAATGGTCAATACTGTTACAACTGACAGTGGCACAAACATTGTTAATAATGTTAAGAATAGTATTACTTCTGCTGCCAGTACTGGGGCGGTTGCTGGAGCGGCAGTCGCTGCAAATTCATTATCTAGTCCCACTGGTTTAGTTGGAAATTTAGTTAATAATACTACTAATGCCATTACTGGAGTTGTCAACGGTGTTGTCAACACCGCTACTGGACTTGTTACTGGAGTTATAGATACTGCAACAAATTTAGTAACTGGTACAGTGAATGCGGCTGTAGGTTTAGTAAATGGAGTTCTTGCTTTACCTGGTCAAATTATTAACTCAATAACCGCAACAGCAAATGGAATACTAAGTAGTATTCAAACTGCTCTAGCGAGTATTGGAAACATGGGTGGACAAATTAAATCAGCGATTCAGGCGGTTGAAACATTTAGTAAAACTGATTTGACTTCTAAAGTTGGTACAAATATGGGAGATTCAAGAATACCAATTCCATTGACATTGACTAAATCTCCAACTCCACAAGTATCAGAATCTGGACTTACTTCAAATGATTCAGCATCAGATCAGCAGGCTAAAGTATTGGCAAAAATTAAAGACCTTGAAGAACAAATACGTCAGAATATTGCTTTGATTAATAAAGAACAAAGAGAAAATGCTGGACTTTTTACAAAAATATCTAGCAGTGCTAAACAATCTAGATTAGAAAGAGATTTAAAAAAGGCAAATGAAGAATATCAAGCGTTAGTATCTAATCAGAATCAAGCGCCACCATCGCAATCTCCGTCAACTTCTACTTCAGAAGTTACTACTACAACTGAAATTGACAATTATGGAAACAAAATAATTACTACACGAGGTGGTGGAACAAGCCGATTCATACCGGTGGCAGAAGCAATAGCTCGCAGAGATTCAACAAACAGATAAAAATTAAAAGGAAAATATAATGCCAACATTTAAAGGATTTTCAACAGTCGGTGTCAATCAATCATTGTCATTAGTTAGACCTGGTGTATATGGTGGAGTAGGATCCACAACCGTTCAGCCAAGAATAGGTAGAAAATATGCACTGTCAGATCAAAATCTAGTAATTAGAGATTTATTAAATGCATTAAGTATTAAACAAGGTGATAAAGTTGGACAACCAACGTATGGAACTATATTATGGTCATATATATTTGAACCAAGTACACAGGAAACTCAACAAGCAATAGAAGATGAAGTAAGACGAGTTATAAGTTTAGATCCTAGAATCATATTAAACAGTGTTGGTATATATATTCAAGAAAATGGTGTATTATTACAGATAGAAATGGCATTTAGTCCATTTAATAATGTTATAAAAACAGATTTTTTCTTGAATAGATATAATGGAAGTATTCAACAACTAAGTCAATAACTTCAAAATACAATGATTTTTTAAGAATAAATATAGTATACGGGAAAAAAACATGGTTACTAGTTCAAGACAAAGTGCATTATTTGGTTTACAAGATTGGAAAAGAATCTATCAAACTTATAGAGAGGCTAATTTCATGTCTTATGACTATGAAACTTTGCGTAAAAGTTTCATTGATTATCTGACTATATATTATCCAGAATCATTTAATGACTATATTGAAAGTAGTGAATTTGTTGCTATTCTAGATGTTATGGCATTTATGGGTCAATCACTGGCATTTCGTGGTGATTTAAATGCTCGTGAAAACTTTATTGATACTGCAGAACGTAGAGATTCAGTTATTAAATTAGCTAACTTAGTTAGTTATAATCCAAAACGTAATACAGAAGCCAATGGTTTAGTAAAAGTCACTTCAATCAGTACTACTGAAAGTATTTTTGATATTAACAATGTAAGTTTGGGTAATACTACTGTGTTGTGGAATGATGCCGCAAACAGTAATTGGCAAGAACAATTTAATACTATTTTAAATGCTACATATGTTAATAGTCAAAGAGTAGGTCTTCCAGGAAATAAACAAGATATTTTAGGAATTCAAACTGAAGAATATACTATTAATTTACCATCGGGATATAACCCAGTAGTTCCGTTTTCCACTCAAGTAAACGGTGATTTGGTTAATTTTGAACTAGTAAGTGTAACTAGCGCCAATAAAGATTATCTATATGAAATATCTCCCGCACCTAATAGTCAATTTAACATGGTGTATCAAAATGATAAGTTAGGATATGGTAGTCCAAATACAGGATTCTTTTTCTATTTTAAACAAGGTACCTTGCAAAGTTATGATATATACTTTTCAGAAAAAATTCAAAACAATTTTCAAAATATATTTATAGAAGGAATCAATGAAACTGATACTTGGTTATATCAATTAAATAGTAACGAAACAATAAATCGTCAATGGACTAAAGTTGATAATCTTTTTACCACTAGTTATAATAGTCAAGGAAATAGTGTTAGTTCAATATTCAGTGTAGTATCAAGAACCAATGATCAAGTAAGTTATGTATTTGGTGATGGAGTATTTGGAGAAATTCCAATTGGAAATTATAGAGCTTATGTAAGATCGGGAAATTCATTAACCTATAGTATTGATCCAAGTGAAATGTCGGGAATCGTAGTCAGTATTCCGTATATTAGTCGTCAAAATACAAATGAAACTTTAACTATAACATTTAGTTTACAAACAGTTAATAATACCGCACAATCTCGCGAAAGTATACTTAATATCAAAGAACGTGCACCCGCTCGTTATTATACTCAAAATCGTATGGTTAATGGAGAAGATTATAGTAATTTCCCATTTACTTTATATAATAGTATTATCAAAAGTTCGGCTCTTAATCGTAGTAGTATTGGAGTAAGTAGAAATATTGATCTATTAGATCCAACCGGAAAATACAGTAGTACTAACGTATTTGCAGATGATGGTGCATTATATACTGATCAATTACCTAAAAATGTAACATTCTCAACACAAAATATTAATTTTGCTATTGAATTTTTATCAATAACTTTACCATCATTTTTAAGCAGTTCACCAACTATTCAATATTATCAAGAATATTATCCAAGATATACTGGATATTATCCAGGAACAGAATCTGTTGATCATAGATGTTACTGGAATGAAACTACGCTTGATGGATCAAATGTAACTGGATATTTTTATGTAAAATTATCATCTGGTGTTAATATACCAATATCACTTGGCGCATTTAGTACATATTCAATGAGATATATTACTCAAGGTGCACAACTTAAATTTGTAAGTCCACCTGGATTTTATTTTGACGTTAATAATAGATTACAACAAGGTATACCAAATTATTATAATGGCGATCATACCAGTATATGGGTTGGTGTCAATGGTGTAATTGGAGATGGTTATAATTTTGGAGATGGTAATTTATCTACAGGAGTTGGACCAGTTACTCTAAATTCATTTGTACCAACTGGCGCATATTTAGATCCAGATCAATCAACACCAACTGGAATTATTCCTCAATTTGATAATACTTTCAACAGTGTATTAACTACACAAATTCTTGATTTGATAAATCTCAAACAAAATTTTGCACTTAACTATGATAATAGTATTTTAATTAATCTAGAACGTTGGTCTATTGTACAACCAATACCTACAAATCCAACGCCAACTGATTACTTTGTTAAATTTGTCAGTGATAGTATTAACAATTCATATCTGGTTACCATTAACAATGTTAACTATTATTTTGCATCTGTAGATCAAGTTAGATTTACATTTGATGGAACACAACGAGTATATGATCAACGTAGTGGACAAGTGTTTTCTGATTTTGTAAATATCTTTAGAACAAATTCTAATTCTACTAATACTAGTACACTTGGCGAAGATTATATTTTAAATGTAACTGGACAACCAGCACAAAGTGATGGAATGCCAGATGATTATCAAATCACTGTCAGTAGTATTAATCTAATCAGTGGATATACATATGATCCAGATTTTTTTAATACTATAGTTGGGACAAGTTCAACTGCTTATGTATTCTTTAGAATATTCACTGACATTAATGATCTATATAGAACTCAAGTATTACCAGTTGGAACAGTAATATATGCATATCCAACTCAAAATCAAGTTCTAAATGTTATATATGAGTATCCTGCTGAAACACTATTCTATTGTATTAATGGAAGTGTTACTAATCCAGTACCAACATTTTATCAATCGGCTGTTGTTCCAGGAACACAACCAACAGTTCTTATTTTAAATGATGTTACTTCATCGTACGCAGTTACTAGAGGTCGTGGTGGAATTAACTTTCAATATCGTCATAATAGTGATAATACTACTAGAATTGATCCAGCTACCACAAACATCATTGATTTGTATTTGGTTACACAAGCATATTATACTCAATTTCAAAATTGGATCAATGATAGTACTGGAACTGTTCAACTACCACCAAAACCAACTATTCAAGAACTTCAACAAGCTTATGGAGAATTAGATAGTTATAAAATGATCAGTGATAGTGTGATTTTAAATAGTGTCAACTTCAAACCATTGTTTGGATCTAAAGCTGCTCCAGCACTGCGAGGAACAATCAAAGTTATTAAGAATCCATCTACAGTAGTTAGTGACAGTCAAATTCGCAGTAGTGTGTTGGCTGCTCTTAATAGTTATTTTATAATTAATAATTGGGATTTTGGTGATACTTTCTACTTTAGTGAACTGACTGCCTATCTACATATGCAATTAGGATCATTAATAAGTTCAGTGGTATTAGTACCTGCTGATCCTACTCAATCATTTGGTGATTTATATGAGATTTTAAGTACACCTAGTGAGATTTTCTGTAATGGTGCCACAGCTAGTGATATTATTGTAATTAGTGCATTGACTCCATCAGCCTTACAAAGAACGATGTAATTTTAAATGTTCTGACTAATATAGATAAATTAGTCGTTTTTTGTAGTGATAAATAGTAGATACAGTAATGGATAATTAATGACGATATTTCTTTATAAAAAAACTCATTTGGTGACAGGATTAAATTATCTTGGAAAAACTATATCTAAAGACCCTCATAAATATCGTGGTTCTGGAAAGTATTGGCTTAATCACATAAAAAAACATGGATATTTAGTAAATACTGAAATATTAAAAGAATGTCAAACATCAGAAGAACTTAAAGAATGGGGATCATATTACAGTGAACTATGGAACATTGTTAAAAGCAATGAGTGGGCAAATTTGCGACCTGAATCTGGAGATGGCGGGACGACATCTGAAATTCAGAATCACTCAGATAGAATTGAAAAAAATCGCCAATCTGCTATAGATATGTGGGCAAACGAAAATCACAAAAAAATGAGAATAGAACGAATGACTATAGGACTAAATCAGCCAGGCGTTCAAAATAAAAAGTCAAAATCATTGAAAAAAACACTATCTAGTTTGGAAGGAAAAAAGAAAAATTTAGATAGTTTAAATATCGCCAGATCCAGTGACAAATGGAAAGAAAAAGTTTATGATACAATGTTGTATACATTTTATCATCGCGATGGTAGAATTGTACAATGTACTAGATCAGAACTCATTAATAGATATCAAGTACATAAAGGAAATCTATCTAGTGTAATATCCAGAAAATCAAAATATAAATCAGTTAATGGATGGAGTATTACTCCAATGGAATATAAAAAATGAATTATTTTTACAATGATATTAATGGAATAATGTAATGGCAACAAAAATTCGGTCACTTGATTTTCTTCCTGAAGTTTTTAGAACTGACAGTAATGCTCAGTTTCTTTCTGCCACATTAGATCAGTTGGTTCAACAACCTGATCTACGTAGAGTTGAGGGATTTATTGGTCAAAAATATGGTTATTCTATTAACCCAACTGATCGTTATGTAGTTGAACCAACTAAAGTTCGCTATGACTATCAATTAGATCCTAGTGTTGTATTCTTAAAAACTGAAACTCAAACTGCCAAAGATTTTATCAATTATCCTGGTCTATTAAACGCATTACAAAATAATGGCGCAATTACTAATAATAATGATAGACTGTTTGAAAGCGAATACTATAGTTGGGATAGTTTTGCTGATCTAGATAAGATCGTAAACTATAGTCAATACTATTGGTTACCGTATGGCCCTGATGCTGTAACAGTATCAACTAACACAATTTATCTATCAGATAATTATAATATTACATATAGTGATACTGGATATACGATTAATAATTCAGTACAAAAAAATCCATCAATAACATTATTACGTGGTGGTACATATACATTTGAAGTAAATCAATCGTCGCAGTTTTGGATTCAGGGTGTTCCTGGATTATCTGGATATGGTTTAAGTCCTAATACTAGTACTAGAGATGTATTAGGAGTAGAAAATAATGGTGATTCTATTGGTACAGTTACGTTTACTGTACCAGCAAAAGATGCTCAATCAGAATATGATTTGCCAGGAAATAATACTGTTGATCTAGTAACTACATTGACATATGCACAAATCAACGGTCAAACCGCTGCATCAATTGGTAACATTGACGGTGTAACTCAGTTAAATGGTAGAACATTAATGTTCTATAATAATGATGAAGCCGGTAGTTCTCAGACATATTTTTATTCAATTTCTGTTAATATTAGCACTAATATTGTCACGTTGACTCAAGGTATTGGAATTCCAAACTCTCAAAAGATTACTGTTACTAGTGGTACTACTTATGTTGGTAGAACATTCTATCGTGATGGTACTGGTACAATTAAATTGATACCATATCTTTCTGCAGTCTTAGATACATTGTATTATCAAGATGGATCAAATCCACTTAATGTTGGTGTTATTAATTTAATAGAAAATAATACTACTAATAGTATTAACATTGATCAAATTTTAGGTAAGAAAAATTATACAAGTCCAAATGGTGTTACATTCATTAATGGTCTTAAAGTTATATTTGAAGGAACCACTGTTCCATCAACATATCAAAATAATGAATATTATGTTGAAGGTGTAGGTACGGCAATCAATTTACTATTAGTCAATGACTATCGTAGTGTTGAAAGTGATGAACCAGGAACATATTATCCATGGGATTATTATAATTGGGACGATAAAGAATGGGATCAATCAAATAATGTACCATTATATCCAGATTATTTAACAATCAATAGAAATAGTCGCGATTTAAATGCATGGTCTAGAAGTAATCGTTGGTTTAATATTCAAGTTATTAATGCCACTATTGAGAAAAATGGACAATTAACGTCAATTATCGGTAATACCAGTACTCGTGCACAACGACCTATTATTGAATTTTATGGTAATCTTGGTCTTTATAATAGTGGAACAAAATTCTTAGATTTTGTTTCATTATTTGACAATACAACAATTGACGCTTTTACTGAAATAGTTGGCCAACCAGCCTATACTATTGATGGTCAACCATTACTTTCTGGTCAAACAATTATTTTTAATCATGATGATAATAGTTTAGTTCGTAAAAACGTATATGAAGTTTCTTTTGTACCAACTGGACCGGGAAATTCAAATGTCATTGCACTTAATATTGTAGAAACTGCACAAGATAAAAACCAAGTTACTATCATATCTGGTACAGTACGGAAATCAACTAGTTGGAGATTTAATTCTGTAGATTCTACATGGATTCAATGTCAACAAAAATCAACAGTTAATCAAGCTCCATTATATGACATATATGATATAAATGGAATATCACTTAGTGATCAATTATATTATAATGGTTCAACATTTGCAGGAACCAAACTATTTTCATACACTGATGGTACGGGCAAAGTTGATCCTATATTAGGATTCCCAATTAGCTATTCAAGTACAGTTAGTATTGGTGATATTAATTTTACAGTTAATCTAAATAAAGATTTATTTTATTATCAACAAAGTGATAGTGTTGTTGAAGAAAAAATTAATATTGGTTATGTATATGACTATCTAACCCCTGATGTACCAACTAAAAAAACTGGATGGGTAACAGCATTTACTCAAAGTTTTCAGTCACAAGTATTTGAATTTACAGTCAATCAAGAAACTCAATCTAGATTTACATGTGATGTAGTAGTGAAAACTGATACGGTAATTGATCCACATCATGTGTATGTCAATGATGTATCGTTAGATGAGGATACTGCTTATTCACATGTCATTGATCTAAATAACAATACTACTACTATTATATTAAATACTCCGGCAATACGTGGAAATAAAGTTACAGTAACATTATTGAGTGATCAAGTTAGTCGTACTGGTTATTATGAAATTCCTAGTAATTTACAAAACAATCCATTTAACACCGACATTACTAATGTTGATGTTGGTGATATCAAGAACCAGTATGACACCATATTTGAAAATACAGTAGGAGTAACAGGACAAGTATTTGGACCTAATAATGTTTATAATCTAGGAAACTTAAACAGATTTGGCACGGCAATTATTCAGAATAGTGCCAGTTTAGTATTACCCGGTGTATTTTTACGTAAACCTGGATTTAATTTATTTGAAGCATTACAATTCAACAGTGATCAATATACAAATTTCAAATCATTGTTGATTAATTTAACTGATCAAAACGATTTCACAGTCTATACAACTCCAGCTACAATGTTGGATACAATTCTTTATCAAATTGCCAGTACAAGAAACAGTACAAATTCATTCTTTTGGAGTGATATGTTGTATACTGGAAGTCCATATAGAACCAACAGTTATCCATTTAATGTTTCATTATCTACTATTACATTACCAACATATAGAACTTATGATTTTACATCAGCGAACTATTATGGTTTAGCTGTTTATATTACTACTACAGTTAATGGTCAACTAGTTACTAATCAATTGATACGTGGTGTGGATTATGTTGTTAATAATATTAGTCCAAATTTAACAGTAACATATAACATTGTTGCTGGTGATACAATTACAGTTAATGAATACAATCAAACATATGGTACATATTGTCCAAACACACCAACTAAACTAGGATTATATCCAAGTTTTATTCCTGAAGTTATCTTAGATAATACTTATACTATCCCAACTTATTTTATTTTAGGTCATGATGGTAGTTATACAAAACTTTATGGTAATTATATTAACGGTCAGTTAACTGATTTCCGTGATAAAGTTTTATTAGAATTTGAAACTAGAATTTACAATAACTTAAAAGTTTCTGGTGATATACCATTATCAGCAGATGAAGTTATTCCAGGACAATTTAGAACCACTGATTATTCACAAAGTGAAATATTAGATATATATAGAACAAATTTCTTAAAATGGGTTGGTTTAAATCGTATTGATTATAAAACACAACAATACAATAGATCAAATCAATTTTCATATAATTATAATAAGAGTACTAACATACTTAACAATGAATTGTTAAAACAAGGTTATTGGAGAGGTGTATATAATTGGTTCTATGATACTAGTGATCCAGCAAATGCGCCATGGGAAATGTTAGGATTAACCAGTGAACCAACTTGGTGGACTGATAGATACGGTGCTGCTCCATATACTAGTGATAATACATATATGTGGCAAGAAATTAGTGAAGGTTATGTATGGAATAATGGTGATAGTTATATTAATCCATTTAAAATCAGACCAGAATTATTAAGTGTATTGCCAGTAAATCCGGCTGGAACATTACAATCACCATTACCAATTGTAGTTGGTAATTATGATTCATTTACATTTGAACGTAATTGGATTGTAGGAGATCAAGGGCCGGCAGAAACTGCATATCTACGCAGTAGTTCATATCCATTTGATTTAATGCGTATATTAGCATTAACTAAACCAGCAAAATTCTTTAACTTAAATGTTGATCGTGATTTGTACAAATATAATAAAGAATTCAATCAATATCTATACAATGATCGTTATCATTTGAATCCTAGAGAGATTCAAGTTTATGGATATGACGAATCCACTTCTCAAGGCGTGTCCAAGGCATCGTATATTAATTGGGTAGTAGACTATATCAATCAACGTGGTGTTAATGGTACAACTGAAGTTACTACAACCTTGAAAAATCTAGATGTCAGACTAACATATAATATGGCTGGATTTAGTAGTAAACAATACTTAAAATTTTTGATTGAAAAATCAACACCGAATACTCAAAATACAACATTGTTAATTCCAGACAATAGTTATAGTGTGTTGTTATACGATAATGTACCAGAAGATAAAATTGTATATAGTTCAGTTATTGTACAACGTACTAGTGCGGGTTATACAGTTTGGGGAAATAGTCAAAGCGATCCATTCTTTACGGTATCAGTACCTAAAGCTGGATTTACAAAAACATTAAGTGTGAATAATCTGTCAGTGACAGTTAGTAGTGAATTTTATACAGACAAAACTATTACAATACCATATGGTAATTTATATTATACTACTCAGGGAGTTAGTGAATTTATTAAATCATATGGACAGTATCTAGTAGATCAAGGTATGATTTTTGGTTATGTAATTGATACTATAACCTATGACTGGGATCAAATGATTCGTGAGTTTTTGCATTGGGCAGAACAAAGTTGGGAAGTTGGTAGTACTATCAATTTAAACCCATCTGCTAAAATTGCCACTGTAAATAGACCAGGATTAGTGGTTCAACCGTTGACAATTCAACAAGATAATTTTATTTTAAATCAAAATCTAATACCATTACAAAGTCAAAATGCTAGTATTGTAAGAGAAAATGAAAGTTTTACAGTTGGTGTATTAACTGACGGAGATAGTGTAGCCTTTACAAATCTTAATTTGGCTAGTATGGAACACGCAGTAGTGTTTGATAATTCTACCATATTCAATGATACCATTTATGATTTAGTTACTGGATTACGTCAACAAAGATTGGTATTACAGGGTTATAAATCAGGTGAATGGAATGGATATGTTAATGCCAGTGGATTTATTATCAATGAAGATAATATTCAAGAATGGGTACCTAACATCAAATATGCTAGTGGGAAAATTGTAACTTATAAAAATCAATATTGGGTTGCTAATCAATTGATTCAACCACAAGCAGAATTCTTTAATGAACAATGGACTCAAACAACATACGATAAAATTAAAACTGGATTATTACCTAATCCAAGTACCAATGCATATGAAAGTTTATATTACTATGATAGTACTAGAGCAAACTTTGAACTAGATGCCGATCTATTATCATTTAGTTTGATAGGTTATAGACCAAGACAATATTTGGCTGATGCCGAATTAAGTGATATTACTCAAATTGGTGTATATAAAAACATCATTAAAGAAAAAGGAACTAACTTAATTGCTAATGCTTTTAAGAGTGCAAACTTAACTCAGGGTAAAATTGATTACAATGTAAAAGAAAATTGGGCAATTAAAACCAGTGTATTTGGTAGCGTATCTAACAGTAATTTTGTTGAATGTTTATTACTTCAGAATGAACTAACTGGTAATCCAACACTATTAGGATTCTCAGATAATGGATCTGTAAGCGGAGTTCAACAAACAGTATTGATGAATGATATCATCAACTGGAATATGCCACCAACATCTGCAAATTTCTTACCGCCATTTAATGACGTTTATTCATATGAACGTGGTTTACCAAGCGCAGGATATGTCAATCTAAATGATGTAAAATTTAAAGCGTTTGAACTTACTGATTTAAATAATACATTTGATACTACCAATATTGACACGTTGAATCGTGGTGATAATATTTGGGTTGCCAAATATCGTGGAAGTTGGAATGTATTTACTCCACAAACAGTAAACACACAAGTAATAAGTATCATTAATAATTTAAATAATACAATTACTGTTAACTTTGGTAAAAATCCAAATTTGGCAAAAAATGATCCAATTGCAATTAGTAATTTTGATTCTAGAATCAATGGTTATTATGAAGTTCTATCAGTGAATTCATTAACTAGTGTAATTATTTCAAAAGCATTGGATAATGCTGTATTACAATTACAAGGTAATGGTATAGCCTTTAAACTAGTATCTAGAAGATTTACTCAAGCTAGCGATCAAGTATATAGTACGGTATTCAATAGTGAATATTATACCAAAAAATCTTGGATTGATAGAGATACAGACAATCAGTGGGCTGTATGGTCATGTGGTCCAGATTATACTGAGTTTAATATTGACTCTACAGAATTGAATTTACAAGATTTGGGTAGTAGTGTTGCATACAGTACAGAAATAGGTTATGTTGGGGCCAGTGCAATTGATGGAACAATTTATCGTTATTATACTGACACTACTGGTCAAACTATAACTCAAACTATATCTCAACCTTCTTCAACATTTGGCACAGCCATGGTTGCAGTAGATGAATACTTGTATGTCAGCGATGCACTTAATAATAAAGTTTATGTGTATAAGGTAAATTATCCAAGTAATTTTATCACATTACAAACAATTATTAATCAGATTACCACTGGACAAATAACAGTTAGTGCTGATAATCAATGGGTATATATTTCCGATGTGGAAACAAAAACTATTGCAGTTTGGGCATTAATGACTAGTGGTGATTATGAATATGTTAGTACTATTACTGGTCCAAGTACTGCTACGGGATTTGGTACTTCAATCACTACTAGTATAGATGGAGTTAAATTAATTGTAGGTGCACCATTAGAAAGTTTAGTAACAAGTGGATCAACTCAATTAACTGGTTCTGGCGCAGCTTATGTATATACTAGAAGTGTACAAAGATTCATGTCAAATGGTACAAGTACTACATACACAGTTAATGGAACTATTCCTAATGCAATTGCTGATGTCTTAGTTGATGATGTATTAACTAATGATGTATCTGTTTATGCTAATGGTTCAGTGGTATTTACTATTGCTCCAATTTATGGTAGTATTATTGAAGTAAGTTATGGAGAAATGAATCTTGTTACTCAATTATTAAGTAGCAATCCGATAGTTGGCGGTAACTTTGGTACTAGTGTATCAACCAACAAATTTGGAGCTCAATTAGTAATTGGATGTCCAAGTGAATTACAAACTGTTAATAATATATCAAACGTTCAAGGTGCAGTATATCGTTTCACCAATGGTGGTCAACAATATGGTTCAGTAGTTGGATCAGTTAGTGGCACCGCATCTGGATACATTTTCATTGATGGATTTAAAGTAACTTATTCTGGCACTGCAGATCAAATAGCTCAATCAATTAATACTCAAACTCCAACCAATATTATAGCTGTTGCTAGTGGTAATATACTTCAAATTGGAGTTATAAACAATACAGTAGAAACTATTAATAATATTATTGATATTACTGGACCAGAAGAATACATTACTAATTTGGGATTAACATTGTATGTTAATACACAAGTAATAGTTAATCCAAATTTACCAACAATTGGAAGTTTTGGAAAAGTAGTATCTATGGGAACTCGTGACAGTATGGTAGTCAGTGATCCAACTGCTACAGTGTATGCTGAAACAACATTTGATTATAATATAGTTGACCCAACCGTATGTAATCCTATAGTATCAATTGACAATTTTACTATTTTTGATCACGGTGCTACGGCGTTTATTGACACATTTGCAAACACTGGAGTAGTATATGAATTTGACTATCTACCAGCTGCGGATGAAAGCATTATTAATCCTGGAAAATATGTATTTGGTCAATTTATTCAAAGTATAGATAGAACTGGAATAGCAAATACTCCAAAATTTGGAACCAGTGTAGTTGATAATGATGGTGTAATAGTTGTAGGTGCTCCAAATTGGTATAGTACTGGTACTGGAAGAATTTTTGGATATGTTAACTATTGTCAAACTAGTAGTTGGTACATAGATAAGAAACCATTACCAATGGTCTCAGTTGAACGTTTAAATAATATATCTATCTATGATACTATTAGTAATAATACATTAGATTATCTAGATTATATTGATCCAGTACAAGGAAAATTATTAGGTGCAGTTGAAACAAATTTAGATTATATAAGTTCAACTAACCCAGCCACATATTCTGATGGAATAGTGTGGAGTTTTGAACATGTTGGTACTACATGGCTTGATACAACAAGTATTAGAATGTTGAATTATAATCAACCAAGTGTGTCATATAACTCTAAAAATTGGGGTAAAGCATTTCCTGGAAGTACAGCCGATATATATACTTGGATAGGAAGTTCATTCCCACCAATTCAATATAGTGGTAGTGGATTCGTAGTTGATTTTAATAATTATACTACAGTTAAAAGTTTAGATCGCTCAACCAATGCTATTGTTGTTGACTATTTTTTCTGGGTTAAAAATTATAATTTTATTCCACCGGGAAAAACACTAAGTCCATTGACGTTAAGTCAATATATACTTAACCCACTTAATAGCGGAATAAGTTTCTTAGGTGCAATTACTACTAACGTTGTTGGATTGTTTAATTGTGAAAGTAGTATTAATGCGGCCAGTAGTGCACTACATATTGGTTACAGTATTGGTAATACACCAGATCAAAAACATCAAAGTTGGACATTAATTCAAGAAAATAATGCAACTGATTTCTTAACTGGATTCCCAACAGAAAGTCAACCAAATCCAATTGGATTATATTCAAAATATTTAGATAGTTTTGCTGGACAAAATCGTCTTGGAATATATATACCAAATTCAAAATTACCAATTTTGACTCGTTATGGTATTGATTATTCACAAAGTATGTTTATAAATCGTCCATTGGCACTACAAAATTATATTACATATGCTAATGAAGTTTTAATAAAATTACCTATTGCTGAAACTCGCAGTTTATATTTCTTAAATCAAGTCGGAGTTGGATATGATACAAGAGATTACTGGTCATATACTGATTGGTGGGCAACTGGATATAGTAGTAGTACAAAGATTGTACTTGAAGTAAACACTGTTACTGATCTACAAACACTACAACCAAATCAAATACTTCCAGGAACAGAACAAATTGTTATTGGACTATCAGATGGCATCATTGTAAAAGTAAAAGCCAATGCACAAGGTAATAGTGAAACTTGGACATGGTATGCGGCTACTGGATGGGACAGAATAGGTTTACAAAACGGTACAATTCAAATTTCAGAAACATTATATAATACCCCAGTTCATTGGGATATTGGTGGTTGGGATATTGGATTATATGATGATACAGTATATGAAGAAACTTATTGGATCATTCGTTGGTTAAACGAAGAAGCTTATATAGAAGATTTGTTGATTGAACGTAATAATAGTTTAATATTAATGTTTAATTATATTCAAAGCGAATCACTAGAACAACAAAATTATCTTACATGGCTCAACAAAACCAGTTTGATTGATGTAACTCATACTGTTCGTAAATTATTACCATACAAGAAATTTCAAAGAGATAATCAGGAATTCTTGAGTGGATATTTGAATGAAATTAAACCATTTCACGTTAAAATTAAAGACTTCTTATATGTATATCCGGGACAAGATACGTTCTTGGGCGATGTAACTGACTTTGATTTACCGGCAAAATTTGTACCAAGTGTGGGACAATTTGAAACTCCACAATTAGTATATACTACTCCAGAATTATATACACCAGAATATTTATCTACTAGTACAGTATGGCAATCGCCTGAATATACTCAATGGATTGAAAATTATGGTTTAAGTATTACAAATGAAAAAGGTCTTTATAATTTAACATCATTATCGGCATATATTACTTCAACTGCAACAATTATACCAGTTAAAAATACATATGGTATGCCTGATGCTGGATTTATATATATTGGCGCTGAGAAAATTTCTTACAGTAATGTTGATAAGTTACAAAACGTTTTAACAGATATACAACGAGGAATTGAATCAACTCCAACTGATCATTATCCAAATGATATAGTTAGTGCCATATTACCAGCGGTAATTGTATTAGATAAAGCACGTGGATATGTAAATCCACCAGTGATTACTGTTATTAATAACAGTGCTTATCCTGAACCAAGAACTGTTGCTCAGCTAGTTCCAAATATGGTTAACGAATCATTGATATCAGTTCAGGTATTTAATTCTGGATCTGGTTACGCTACACAACCAATGATTGAAATTGAAAGTAGTTCAATATCTTCTACGTTTGTCAGTACTGATGTTAATATTGTATTCAATACTATTACAGTAGTAGATCATAGTTTTGAAACTGGTGATTCTATTAAGTATTCAATTGGTTTAAATACAGTATCTCCACTTGGATTAATTAATAATAGTTACTATTATGTAAGAGTTATTGACGTTAATACTATTGCACTTTATTATTCAGTTAAGGGTGCTTATAACATTGACAAAACTAGTTTGATGGATACTGAACGTGTTCAATTAGAAACACAAGGTTCTGGAACTGAAAATACAGTGGCAGTTACGGCCAGAGTAGCATTACTAACTTCAAGTCAACCTGTTAGAGAATTAATGACTACTATTAAATTTGATAGAACAAGTTATGGTAGTTTAATTACTGAATGGATTAGTGGTACTATATATGCAGGAGAATTTACTGATATTGGAAAACTATCAAGTTCAACATTATTAGCGGCGTCAAGTAGTCCATGGGAATATTTGTCATGGAATGGAACAAATTGGGATGCTGATTTATTAGCATCAGCACAGGGTGCATCATTACCTATAGTACAAGTTAGAAATTCATATTCATATAATGGACCAGTAATTGTAGAATTAAATTATGGATATACACCTGTAACTCCAGGACAATTAACTGGTCAAAAAATTACTGCCTATAAAGTTAGTTCAGGATGGGATATTAATGATTGGGATGCAGAAGACTGGGATCTTACTTATCTTGAATGGATTGATCCAATTGATTACTATGTAAAAGTTATTTCTACAACATTAGTAGAAATATACTATGATCCATTATTTAATTTGCCAGTAAAACTTGTTGACTTTAATTACACTGTTAATGACGTATTATTCTTAAAAGAACCATTTACATTTAGTAAAAGTTTAGTGACATATGCGGGAAAATTATATCAATGTATAGTTAGTAATAATGATACAATATTTGACTATAGTAAGTGGGAACAAATTTATAGTAATAATTCAATATTGAATGCTGCTGATAGAATTGCTGCTTTTTACGAACCAACTGCTAATATGACGGGACGTGATCTTAGACAGTTAATGAGTGGTGTAGTTTATCCTAACGCTACTACACTTGGAACGCCGTTTAATTATAATGATGGTGAATTATATGATTCAGTTGGTTATGGATATTCGTCATATGATGTTAATTCAACAGCCGAAATTGATACAAATCTTCAATCGCCAGATTTTAACTATAATCAATTGACTAACCCAACTACATATGATGTACAGGGTGGATCATTTAATGACGGTTATGGCCCAGAAGAATTGATTCCTGGTTTAATCACTGATTTCTTAGAATTCAATGTTACTACTGATCCAACAACATTAAGTCCGGGTGAATATTTGAACTTTAGAATTCAAGTTGGTAAATTTGGTACAGATTCTGCTTATAACGTTAATCCATATAGTAATATATACACAACTACAGTTTATAATACTAATCCATATACTCAAACATATTTGACTCAAGATTTTGTCAGTACTAATAGTATAAGTGATGTATTACATGTCAATGATGCCAGTAAATTGGTAGCAACAATTGTTGAACCAGTTACCACTGACAGTAATGGAGTTGCATATATTTTAAGTGTGGCACAGTATATGACTGCATATCCAATATTAAGTATTCCGAATGCATTTACATATGAATATGTCAATTATAATGATATCAAGTTAACTATTAGCGGTATTACTAGTCCGACATTGTTATATGTTACCATTAGTGAAGGTAATATGTTGTTGGTTAATAGCGAATATATTCAATTTACTAATATTGATTTGGCAACTGACACTTTAAGTGGTTTATTACGTGGTAGAAATGGTACTATTACTAATGAGTTTATTGAATCTGGTACTATAGTTCAAAGTGTATTAATTAGAGATAGATTACCACAACAATATTACTTTCAATGGTGGTATGATTATTATGAAGGATGGGATATGTATGATTGGGAGGCAGAAGACTGGGATATTAATGGTCCATTGAGTCAAACTTTAGATCAAAGCACTACAGTTTCTGCACTTTTCTTAAAGAGAGTAGTGGCACCATGACTAAATATAACATGAACACAAATAATGCATCTAAAGTAAGTCAAGAACAG